TTATCGTTTTTCGATAAATATTTTGTTTTTGTTTGATAAAAAATATATTAAAAATTAATGAGAGGATTATTGTTTATCGATACGAACATACTTTCACAATTTATCGTTTTTCGATAACAAAAAATGATAAAAAAATGGCACTTTTTTGCACCAATTTTTTCATTAAAAATTTAAAATTTATCGTTTTTCGATAAATCTTTGTCTAAAATTGATAGTTTGTCTATATCGAACAAATCACCTTGTCTAGTCAAAAAATTTATCGTTTTTCGATAAAAAAAGGAGACATTATTTATCGTCTCCAAATGCAAAAATTATACCTAAAATTATAGCAATTATACTCTCAGTACCAATCCCACCATCTTTTTTATACCCATTCTTGTATAAAAAGATTTTGATGATTGCAATTATGAGACCAATAAATGCTCCAATACAAAAACCTAATGTATTCGCCTCTGGTGAACCCCATTCCATAAAAATATCAATCTCCTTTCTAACTTAATCTAACTCACCTGAACACTCCATCCCGAGTGTTTTGGGAGTGAATGTTCCTAAATAACCCTGACCATCACCATTCCATAATTCAAGATGTTCATTAATATTAATTATATCACAATTTATAAAAATTTTCAAGGTCATCGAACCATAGTAAATTTCTAATAAACCCTTTTTATCACTTCTATAAATAACTCTATGAAAAAGAGGGAGAGAGTTGAGATGTGTTTCTATTGCATCTAAGTCTGGCTTCAATCCCTTCAGAGATTTCCTAAGTCCCTCCAACTCCTTTAACGCTTTTTTCTTCGCATCTTTCATAAAACTCATCTCCCTAAATATTTATTAATTTTATCTTTTAACCATCCGGCAAAAGTCAACTTATCTTTTTTCAACTTATACTTCAACTCCCTGGCTGCATCCTTGTCGATGCTGGCTGTGAGTTGGGTTAAGTTGGTTTTTCTGTAATTTTTATAATATTCATTCGCTTTTTCTTTAGTCCACGTCATTTTGTTTAGTCTCCTTATCTACATTAGTATTCTCTATTAATAATCGTCTCATTCTTTCAGCGATAACTAAGTCGTTGCAAACGTCGCAACATCTTGCATCTTCGTCTTTAATAAGTGGATATGGGTTGTTTCCCCATTGATTTTCACAAATTTTTCCACAAATACAACATACAGGATTATTCATTTATGTCCCCTCCTTTCATTAAAATAATAATATTCAATGCACTTAATACACTGTCATATGTATTAAATGCGAATTCTTTATCTTGGATTAATAATTTGTAGCGGTTTGGATATCTTCTATCTAAATCTATATTAAAATTAAAATTTTCTTCAATATATTTTATTTTTTCAATTACGAGTCTTAATTTTTCGTATTTTATATCATGGTTTTCTATAATTTTCATATTAATCCCTCCAATTAAATCCATTATAGCCAAGTCCGGCTAAGTAAGCAGCGTAAATAGCCTGAAGTACAGCCCATTCATGCTTTTCACCGTATTTTAGTGCCGAGTTAGTTTGAGTTGAGTTTAAAATATCCTCCCAGGCTTCGGCTTCTTCGATGGTAAATTTGTCGTAAATCCAACTATTTCTTATCATTTCTCTAAATTTTTCTTTAGTATTCATAAACATCTTCCTTTCTTCTAACTAATTTTCCTTCTTTAAATAACTTTTCCATCTCGTGGTTACTAATATCGTGTTGCTTAAAAAACTCTTTTTGATGTCTTGTAGTAGTTTGTGAGTATTTGCCGTAGTAAAGTAGTAAAAATATTTAATCATATCTTTATAAACCTCAACTCGTGCTACCTCAGTCCCGTAACTGTATAATCTGTAAGTTTCGCAAGTACCATCTGCTTGTAAAATATATTTTGCTTTTCCATAAAAACTTTGACGGCTGTCATAGATGCACTCCAAATTATTCATCTTTCTCATCTCCTTCTAACTCATAAAATCCAGAACCCGCATCGTCAAACTCCCTGCGAACCTACGGATATTCAACTTCGTCTTCATTATCTCCTTCATAATTAAACTCGTCTATATCGCTCATATCTTCACCTATTCTTGAAAAACAGTAAGAGTATCCTTCTTCATGTAAGTTATCCAATGCTTGCATAACTGCATCAACATCTTTATAGTAATCATACCATTTTAAATAGTCCCAACATAACATAACTTGTTTATATGATGAGTTATACTTAAGTACAGCATTATCTAATAAATTATAATCCTCTCCAGAGGCTTCTAGTTCATCTCGAACTAACTCACGCAATCTCTTTAATCCATCTTTTGTAACAACAACTCTAACATCACTATAATATCCCATAAAATCTCCTTCTTTCTAACTTAAGAGAGGTAACCTTTAATCAGTTACCTCGTAGTAATATCTAATTGCTTCGTCATTATTTCCAAATGTTTTAAAGAACTCTTCTTCTGCCATTTTCCATAAAGTATCGTAAAGAATTCCTAAAACCGCATTTGATTGATAGTGTTGCCAAATCTTATGGTTTAGAACTAACACTAACTCAGTCATGTATTTATAATCCATCTTGCAAAAATCTAATGCTCTTTTATAAGTGTCTTCAATAGGACTTTTTTCAACTCCTATAAATCTATCGGCAATACTAAAATTTTGCCATAATGTTGTAAGTGGCTTGTAGCCAATTTCTTCCCAAAATGCTGGTGTTCCCATCTCTCTCAACTCCTCCTAACTAAACTTCTACAGCACATGTAAGCATTGCATAAAAAATTGCTTCAGTTTCAATATCTTGATATTCAGGACATGCTTTACCGAATTTATGAATTAAATAAAACATTGCTTTTATCATATCTAATTCTTTCTCGTGAATGTTTCCTATTGTTCCATCTTCTATAATTTTGTCATAATTTTTAGCAATTTTTCTAATAATTGCCATCCCATCTTGTGAGTCAGTTCCACCTAACACATCTCTAAATGTTAATTCTCCAGTTGCTACCATTTTTCTATATTCATTAAAACTTGTAATTTTTTTCATTAAAATCTCCTCTTTCTTTCTAACTCTTTCTAACTTATTTTTCTGAAGGGAAGACTATTCGTCTTCTCCTTCAGTATATCCTGTTGCTAAAAATGATATTTTGTCAACTACAACTACTAGCGAACCATCATCATTTCTAGTTTCTAATCTTCCTTTAAGTCCTACCAAGTCGCCTTTTTTACAATATTCGACAGTTTTTTCTGCAATATGGTTTTCTAACTCAATAGGTATAAAATCGGTTTCATAAATACCATCTTCGTTTTTATAAGTACGTTGTACGGCAATATGTATGTTTAAAATACGTTTACCATCTTCCTTTCTAACTAACTCAGGGTTTTGAGTTAATCTTCCTATAAAATAAACTAAATTATGCATATTCTAATCACTCTCCTTTATATTTTATTTATGCATATCTTGTTCCAACTCATAGACTTCTTCACTTGATGTAAATACATTATACCACTTTTACTAGTAAAAGTCAAGTATTTTTTATACATTGAACCTTTTACCCTCATAAGTCCAACATTCATAATGTTTTAATCTTAATGTATTTTGTACGAATGTTTTAAACTCACTATCTTCAAAAACTGCTCTACCATAACCACCACCAATCCAATCTTTGAATAATCTTTCTTTAACTCTAAAACCTATTCTTCTTAAGAAACTTGTAGATACAAGTGGGAAACATAACTTTTTGATATTTAACATTTCACCATCAGTTTTAAGTCTTACTAAAAATCCATAACCTCTATCGTTGGGATTATATTCACCTATATATAGGTTAACTCTATAGCCATCTTTTTCTAACTTAATTATATTTTTCATTAACTCAGTTGTAGTTTGCATAATTTCGGAACTCTTAACATAATATGGTGCACTACATTCATAAATAATATTTACTATCTTATTATTAATAGTCTTTCTTTTATTAATCATTGACTCAGGGATACATTGTAATGCAAGTGGTACAACTGGTTGATAACCAACTACATCTAAAAATGTTTTATTCTTTTCGGCACAGCCATTTGTTTTATATTTATTTAAGTCAGTTTCAATTCCTTTGAAAACTTTACCAAAAAGCATATTGTCATGTGCTTCTTCATAACACTTGGTATCACACCAACTTGACCCTCTATCGTCTTCGCTTGAGTTATCTCTTCCAGGTATCTCTGGAGCATTGTCTAACTCTCTCATTAGTTCACTTATTGAATTGAATTGTAAAAAATTACTATTTTTCATTTAAATCACTCCTTCTAACTTTTTCTAACTCAATTAAGCAACATACTTAAAATATTTGTACCATTCATTTGACTTGTCTAAGTCATTCTTTAATACATTGATGTCGTCTTCACCAAGTCCTTTTATAATTGCACAACTCACAACATCTTGCTTATTAAAGTCATTTGCATACATTTCATATGCATTCTTTAAACATCTCATACCAACTATTGCATTGACATGGTTCTTTTTAGCACTCTTTCTTATATCATATATAAAGTTTCTTAAAGAGTCTTCAGGACATAATGCATTTTCTAGGTTTGTATCATAGTTCATTCTTACTAAAATAAATCTATCTAATGTAGCACCATCTATAACATTTCTTCCTGTATATACCATATCGGCACCTAAACCAACAGTGTTACCAGCACATATTACTATAAAATTCTTTCCAACTGACACTCTTTTATCAGGGAAATCAAAATAACCATTTGCTAATAATGAGTTAATTACAACTAATGCACTTGGGTCGGATGCATCAATTTCATCTATCATTAAAATTACTTTTATATCAGGATGTTCGTTTGCATATTCCATAGCACGTCTTAACTCAGTATCATGATATGCACCATTTGCATCAATAAATCCTATTAATTTGTATTCTTGAGTTATTGTAGAACTATAGTAGAACTTACCACCCAATGCTTTTGCAACTTGTTCTATTAAATAATTTTTTCCTGTACCTGCAGGACCCGAAATCATTATTGCCTTACCCATATTTGCTAATTTAAGTATTTTTGGAAAAATCTTATGTGTAAGTCCTTCAATTCTTTCAGTTTTTACATCAGTCACTCTGACATCTAATGTTTGTGGAATATTTCCATATTCCTTTTTCATAAATTCATGTATAAAATTTGTAATCTTTTCTTCAGCATATTCTATCTTGTGTGTATCACTTATACTTTCTATTGCTTTTGTTAAATTTTCTAAAACTTGTGTATTCATATTAAAGTTTCCTTCCATTTCTAAACTTTTATTTTCAATATTTTCATTTGTACCTTCAACATCTTGCTTGTATTGGTCGAACCAATAAAAATTTCTTAACTCGTTGTAAACATCGTTGTATCTATCTTTTAATTCTTTAAAAACTTTTATTTTAGTTGGTCTTCTTAAGTAAGTTTTTTGTCTGCCCGATGCTTCCGCAACTGCTTCCAAGTCCTTTCTTAAATAAAACCATTCTCCATTTACTTGAATTGTATAATTTTCTAAATTAATATTTTCTATCATTTTAAATTCCTTCTTTCTATATTTCTTCTAAGATTTTATCAATATAATAATATTTTCTATTTCTATCAATTATTTTTTTGATATCATCTTTATTTTTACCTTCAAGCATTAATTTGCATGACTTGTATGACTCTAGTTGTTTAACATATTTTATTAATTGTTCAGTATCATATTCATATGGTCGTAATCTTTTCATTTCTTCATAATACTTATCTGCATCATTCATGTATTTTTCTAAATGTTTTACTATGAGTTTTAAATCTTCGTTGTCCGAGTTTTTATACTCATTCATTAATTCTTCAACTCGTTTACATTCATAATAATGTTGTTCAGCAGCAGTATCTGCACCAGTCCACATATCTTATTCACCTCCTTTAAAATATATATGGATGTTTAAAACATCTTCAACTTCTTCTAACTCGTCTCTGTTTAATCCTAGGATGTTTATAAAATCATAATCATTATAAATTTCAAATGATATGTTATATTTGTTATTCATATACACACCATCATATAAGATTTCTTCTCTACAAGGTATTGCATAATAGTCATACCATTTAAAATTTTCATCGTGTGCATAAAGTTCTAGGTGTCTAATTAAATCTTTTAATGCTTCAGTTCTCATAATTATCTTCTTCCTTTCTTATTTGATAACTTTTCATTTAAATTTTCTAAAAACCAAAGTGCTAGTATTACAACTACTAGCACCATGGAAATTATAAAAAACAATTCTTCAATTGTTCCGTTAAAGGTAAACATTATATTCTTCCACCTTTCACTTTTTCATTTATGTATAAAAACTCGTTGTTTTCTTTAATTGTCTTTAAAATTGCAACCTTTTCTTTGATGTCCTTTGTATTAAAATATCTTTCTAATAATTTAACATTTTCTCTTCTTATAAAATCTTTTAAAAATTCCATTTCTAACTCCTTCTTTCTAACTTTGAATTTTTAATTGTTTTTGTAAAAATCTTTTAATTTTGTAACTCTATAAAAATCTTTTTTAGGTGTTACGTCTCGGCATTCTTTAACTTCTTCGCCGTAACGTTCTACTAATTTTTTAGAGTTCCAAGTGGTACTAACTTGATTTTCCATTTTAGTAATTTTTAAAATGTCGTCAAGTCTTTCTTCTTCAACTCCAAGATTATCTAACTTTTCATAAATTAAAGTTAAATCGTCTTGTAAGTTGTCGATTTCAAGTTTTAACTTATGCACCTTTCTTAAAAGTCTTCTAATTTTTAAATCCATTTTCTAACACTTCCTTTCTTTTTATGGATTTTTTGAGTAGAAAAATATTTATCTACTCTCTAAAATATCTACTTGTGTGAATATCTTAGAGAGTAGAACTTGCTTTCTTCTCAATGGTCTACACCCGAATGAGATTACTAACAAGTTAATAATTTTTCTTGGAAAAACTTTACTCTCGTGCACTCATGAACTATATTAGTAAACTTAAAAGCAATTTCTAAACTCCAGCGGTGCAAACGCTTAATTTAATTTAGTTAACTTTTAAGTAGGTATACAAAAATATTTGTATTTGATAACTCTAATTTTTTGCAAGTTGTAAAATTTAATTGTTTAGTCTTCAATCTTCAATAGACATTTTCTAAAATTCATTTTATTCACTTATCAATTACCAAACTACTTTTTAAAATTGGAAATTTTATCAAGTTGAGTTAGGTGAAAATTTTCAAGTGTGAAATTGCTATCTTTAACACTTTACTCATCACTTAGCAAGTTGTATCTTCGAGATGCTAACTCGTTTGATAACCTATAAGTGTTTTACTATTTACTAGTTGAATGCTACTCAATTAGTGTTATACTAACCTATCTTATAGCATGTATACAATGATATAGTTATCTATACACCAGTGATATAGTAGTTATATAGCAATGATAGATGCTACTATACTTATAGTGTACTTATCTAGTGTTTACTACCAATGATATAGTATTCACTAGTGATAACTAACCTAGGAGCTAGGCGAGTGGCAACGCCGTAGCGTTGTGGTTGATTAACACTCGCCGCAACTATCTAATCTAGTATTGAGTGGATAGTATTTTTTCTATTCTATATCTAGTTGTATGGTATACTCTCAATGTACCTATACCATCAATTGAGATATAATTAACCGATTTTTCTTTGCCTTTAATTATTTCATGTTTAGCATGTACTATATACTTAGTATGTTCATGCTTTAGCATCTTAACTAGTTTGTCTAGGGTGTAGATAGTACTATGTACTATCACGTATGACGTAAGTGCTTGGGTGTAGGTGCTTGGCTTTAGGTTGTGGGTCGTAAGTGCTTTACTTTTTGCGTAGTAGTCGCAACTTACTATGTGTTTAATCGTGGTGTTATGTGCCTTGTGATAGTATTGTTTATACTTAGAGCAATGCGTACGCATTGGCAGGTCGTCTATGTAGTATTGTTTGTAGTTTGGTATTATATGGATACTCATATATACTCCTCCCTTGATATGAGTATACAGCACAACCCCCCAAGCAACCCCTCCAGCAAATTTTAACCCCCCAACCACCATTCCTCCTCCCATTCCTCACCCAGTCAGTCAAAAAACCATTGACATATTGTAGCCATTTATAGTATAATGATTTTGACGTCGGAATTCGTTGATTTCTACGTCACCCTGAATAATCTTGGATTTTCAATAATTCTTTGTTGGATTATCCAAAACAACAGGTTGTTACTTATAACTTATTGAGGGCTATTCTTTGTTGGATATTGTTTCTCTTCTTATGTGACGCATACGCAAGTATGCTAACATACCGAATAATATTTAAGCCGCTTACCCTCAATTAGTGATACAACCATTCCAATGCTATCCTAATGGGTAGCACCAGATACATTGTAACAATGGTAAATATCACGAGAAAGAAAGCCACCTTTCTACCGTATTGTTGGGCAGTGGTGTTTATTCGATTGAATTATAGTCCCGACGAGTAATGTGATTAGTCAATGTATCTAGTGGTACTCTTTAGGGGGTGCCGAATAACTATCATTATTCAAGTTATGGATAACCTCCGTGCATGAATAATAAGATATTCCATGATAGGTAATTCCTCTTGGGGGAGTACCTATTTTTTTTTTGTGCCCCGAGAAAAATTTAACCCCCGAGCGGGGTTTTTTATGTGTTTGTGGGCGTAGTTTCACGTGAAACATTGGGGGTAGTTGAAAAATTAGTTGCATTGTGATAGGATTTTATTGAAAAACGATAATTCTAGTGATGTATTTATCGTTTATCGATAAATGGAGGATGAGAATATGACGATAAAGAACCCTGCTGCTCCTATGAGCGTGCGTGTAAGTCAGTTGGAGTTAGGTGGTGCTGCTGAGAGTTTCTTAGATGAGCCTCAAGTAGTTGCTTATAACGGGGCTGTGCGTGATAGGGCGTTTAATAATAGAGAAAGTAAATTGGGTGCACCTGAAGAAGTAGAAAAGAGAATACAGGAATATTTTAATATTTGTGAGGCTACGAGACAACTTCCTAGTATTAAGGCTCTCTCTTTATATATAGGAGTGCCTTATAAAGTATTGAAAAAGTATATTGATGACCCTACATCTCGTTATAATGAGATGTTGGTTATGGCGAGAGACTATTGTCACGTTATTGTGGAAAATGGTGCTCTTAATAATAAGGTTAATCCGGCAACTTATATGTTTACGGCTGCAAATTACTATGATATGAAGAATACACAAAGTGTGGAGATTGGTCGTAGTTCGGCTGAGAAGGACTTGGCTGCATCTCGTGAGACTATTGATGCACTTAAAGCACTTTTGGAAAGTGAAAAGAGTGGAAATGTGAAGAATGGGGCAGTTGAGACTGATTTTGTGGATAAGGTTGGTGAGTAATTATGTTGAGTGAGGAATTATTGCCTCTTTTAAATGCGGTTAAAGAAGAAGATAGGGTAAGACCTGAGTATTTGAATGGGTTATATACGTTAATGTGTGCTTATGAGTCCGAAGAGAACGTGGAAAAGGCAGTTGAGTACGCTCATAAACTTATAGATATGTCTGTTGTGGATAAACTCCCAGTTGAGGACGCTCATCTTAGGACTTGTTATGATATTCTCGCTCGTTCGGGCGATTTTGAGGCGTATTGTATCGCTTTGGAGTGGAATAGACCTCTTCATAAGCAGTTTTATGTGCCTCGTGCGAAGATACTTAAAAAACATGGACTTATTCAAGGGTTTCAGGACTTGCAAGATGATAAATTGGACTTACTTGTGCTTAATTTGCCTCCAAGAATTGGAAAGTCGACTTTGAGTTTGTTTTTCTTAACTTTTAGAGCGGGTTTGTACCCTGAACAGTCTATTTTGGGTAATGGACACTCTACTTCATTAACTCAGTCGTTTTATAAGGAATTCCTGGAAATTGTTATGTCTGATGAGTATAGATTTGGGGAGATATTTCCACGTATTCGGATTACGACAAAAAATGCTGAGTATTCCTATGTAGATTTTAATACGGATAAGCGTTTTCATACATGTATGTTTAGGTCTATTGAGGGTGGTACAACTGGTCTTGCTGAAGCAAGTAACTTACTTTATTGTGATGACTTGGTTAAAGATGCTGAAACGGCTAACTCAAAAGATAGATTAGATAAATTGTATTATACTTATACTGCTACGGTTAAAGATAGAAAAGTTCAAAGATTGTGTAAAGATGGTGTGTATAGACCTTGTCCTGAGTTACATGTAAATACACCTTGGTCTATTTATGATGTTACATCTCGTATTATAAGAAACGAGGTGGAAAAGGGGAATAATTCTCGTACAAGAGTTATTTCTGTTCCTTGTTGGGATGAGAACCACGAGTCTAACTTCCTATATGATTGTGGGAAGGGTTTTGATGTGGCTTATTATGAAGATATGGAGTTGGCTGAAGACCCTGTTATCTTCTCGGCTAAGTATTTGATGAAGCCGATAGAAAGAGATGGACACCCATTTGAAAAAGATGCGTTAACTTATTATACGGAACTTCCTGAGGGCGAGCCTGATTATATATGTGCCTATAATGACGTGTCTCACGGTGGAGACGACTTTATGTCTATGCCTATTGCGTATGTTTATGGTACTGATGTGTATATTAATGATGTTCTCTTTATAAATAAGTTTGGTGGAGACTCTGTTTCTCGTCCTATGGTTTGTAGTAAGATTACGGATAATAAGATTACACGTTGTGGGTTTGAAAAGAACAATGGTGGTGATTTTTATGCAACACTTATTTCTGATGACCTAAAAAAGACTGGTTATAGATGTAATATTACAATGCACTCGGCTACTGGTCAGAAATCTAAGTTGGATAGAATACTTGCGTGTCAGAATGAGATAAAGGGCGTTAGCACTGGTCCCGCAGATTATAGATTGTATTTTAGAGCACCTAAGAGTGTGCCTAAGAACTCTCAATATATGTCTTTTCTTTATAATCTTTGGAATTGGTCGCAAAAAGAAGGGGCTATTCAAAAGAAACAACATGATGATGCTCCGGATAGTTTGGCAGGTTTAGTTATGAATGTATTGGGTAAGCGTTCGTTAGGCTCTCTTAAATTATATGATATTGGATTGGCAGGTTATTAATATGTTGGGTGCGGATACTTTGTTGTTTACGAAAAAGGGGTTTAAAAAGTTGATTGAGTTGGATATTTATGATGAAGTGCTTACACCATACGGTGTTTTTGAGCCTATTGTTAAGTTAGGTCCTTGGAAACCAATGGATAAAGTAATTAAGTTGAATACACTTGAAGATATATGTTGTACGGATAACTTGATGTTAAATGCGGCTGACCATTGTAATGGAAGTTATACTTATGTTGATGAGGTTGATGATAAGAACTATTATTTCGACCCAATTATGGAATTTGAGGGTGATGGAAAAAATCACCCTGTTTCTAATGGGTATGACTTCGCGGTAGTTGTACCGACTTGCATTCCAGATGCGTATATTCTATCCCCAATTGAGGAAAGATTAAAATTATTCGCTGGATTAGTTGACTCACCTATTTGTGAGTTAGGAAAAGTTGATGGAATATATAATTTTTATACTTATTATGATGATTTGATGCAAGGGATTGTTACATTGTGTCGTTCTCTTGGTTTTGGTGTGACTTGTAGTAAAAAAAAGATGGTTTATAAGATTGGTGTATCAGTTAATAAGTATATAGATATAATTCCTATTAAGGATGAGTTAAAAATGTGCCATAACTATGCAACTATGAGTAAGCGTGCGTATGTTAGTAAAGTTGCTGAAAATAAGAACTTTACTTTGGGTCGAGAGGTTAAAGTAAATGGTGGTTTCTTTTTAGTGGGATATAGTATGGTTCCTGTTGCTTAAAGTGTTGACAAATTTATCGTTTAATGATAATATTTTATCGAATAGGAATATATTTTACGTTGGTGGTGATGAATGTGACTAAAATAAATTATGGTCGTAAAAGAATAATTTTAGACTACGATGAAGTTACACCTGAGAATTTTAAGGAAGTTTTTGGGAAAGCATTACCTATTTTTGGTGAAAATAAAAGGGATTGTACATTCCTTATAGATATGTTTTTAGGAAAGCATGATATTTTAAATCGTCCTGCCCCTAATACATCTAATATAAATAATAAAACTGTAGTAAACTTCGCATTCCCTATAACAAGGGAAATTGTTGGATATACATTTGGAAATCCTTTTGAATTAGTGCAAAAGAACACTGACTTGCAAAAGGAAGTACAAATATTAAGTGATGTATGTGATTATGAAGGTGCTTATGCAGTTGATATATCCGCTGCATTATATGCTTCAATTTGTGGATTTGGTTATGAGATGACATTCCCAAGTGCGGAAATCTCAGAAGATAATACTCCTGAAGTTCCACTTGTGTTGACAGCACTTGACCCAACACATACATTTGTTGTACAAAGTACAAAAATTGGAAATCCTCAAATAATGTCATGTATGGAAGTATATGACTCTACAGGAAAAGGTCCAAAATATATTTGTTTTACTGATAAATATAAGTTTACAATTGATACAACAAGTATTGAGGATATTATTAAAGTTCCAGACGATAAAATTAAAATAGAGTCAAATCCAGTTGGGTTAGACCCAATAACAATGATTGAAAACTCATTATTACTTACTGGTGACTGGGAACAAGCAATTCCAGTTATGGATGCAATAAACCAAGTTACTAGTGACTCGTTAAATGATATTGAGGGTGCGATTAAGTCATTATTGGTTCTAATTGGAACTGAGTTGGACGAAGATGGAACTACATTACAAACAATTAAAGAAAAAAGATTACTTGCCATTGCCAATGGTAATGGTCAAAATAATCATATAGATGCTAAATTTATATCACCAAAATTAGATAGTGCTGAAGTAAAAGAAGTTAGAGAATTCTTAAACGATGCTAGAAATATAATAACTGGTATTCCTGATAGACAATCAGCACCTGCTGGTGGAGATACTGGAGCAGCCGTTATAAATAGAAACGGTTGGACAGACATAGAAATAGTTGCAAAACTTAAAGAATTATACTTTAAGAAAGCAAAGAAAAAACAAGTTGCTGTTGCACTTAAGATATTACAAAAAATTAATTTCAAGAATATCTCAAAATCATTAAAGGTTATGGATATTGATATTAGTTTAGGTAGAAATACATTAGATAACTTAAGTACTAAGGCTAGTGCATTTGCTTCATTAGTTGCAACTGGTGAATTAGCAACAATCGACGCTCTTGATTTTGCTGGATTAACTAATAGAACAAACGAAGTAGTTGCTCGTGGTCAAAAGGCAAAAGAAGAAAGAATTAAGAACAACTTAGCATTAGGTGTTGACCCACTTACTGTTGGAGGTTCTGGTGGAAAATATAACTATAATTATAGTTATGATAAAAAGAGTGATGATGATAAGCCAAGTGGCTTAACAGATGAAAGTTAGGTAATTACGGAGGAATTGAGAATTAAACCTGCTCAATCTCTTCCGTTATTATAAATTTTCTCCAAAGCAACAGGAGATTTAAATAATGGTTGCACATCTCGACAGTGAAGTCGTTTAAAACTCATGGAAGGAAGGAAGAAAGATGAACTTAAAGGACTTACTTGGTTCTAACTATCATGACGATATGACTTTTGAAGAAATTTCAAACGCTTTATCTAGTATGAAGTTAGCGGATTTATCAACAGGTGCTTATGTTGATAAAAACAAGTATGAAGCAGACATTAAGGCTAGAGATACTGAAATTAAACAAAAATCTCAAGCATTAAATGAAAAAATGACCGCAGAAGAAAAAGCACAAGCCGAAGAAGCAAAAAAGGATGCTTTAATAGAAGAATTAAGAAAGCAAATCCTAGACTCAAATATCTACAATAGTAAATCTACTGCTGAAAGTATTTTAGCCGGTAGCAAGAATATTTTAGGTATTGAAGATGGTGATGATGCCTATAATAATTTTATTGGAAGTATCTCAACTGATAACCTTGATAATACTAGAACTGTTGCAACTTATATTAATAAGTTAATACAAGATAGTTATACAAAAGGTAAAGATGACGCTTCTAAAAACAACTTAGGGAACTTCTCTAAGGGTGTAAATACGACAGCAAGCGAGGACGGTAAGGCTATAGAAAACTATGGTGCCCAACTTGCTAAATTAAACACTAGTCAAGAAGTTGATAGTGATTTATATTTTAAAAATAATTAATAGAAAGAAGGAAACAAAATGGCAAATTTAGTAACTAAAGTCGGTGAATATGGTACTAGAAAGACTATATTAATCGGACAAGAAAGTTATTATATCGCTTTACCAGTAGTTGTTTCAGGTTCTGCAAACGCTACTATTAAGGCTGGTCAACCACTTGTTGGTGACTTAGAAGCAAGAGATACAGCATTTACTGCTGGAACATCTAATGCTGTAGGTGCAAACTTACATGATGTAGTATTAGATGCTGATGGAAAGGGAAATGCAACATTAGTAATCGCTGGATGCATTGACTTACTAAAAGTTGAGGCTTCAATTGCTACTGCATTGAAATCTGCTAACATTGATAAAATTATATTAGTGAAAGGAAGTGCTATTTAATGAATATATTCGATTTAGTAACTGCTTCAAACGTAGTTGCATTCTGGATTGAAAAGAATGTAAACAAACAACCTCTATTAGGTGAAACATTATTCCCTTATAGAAGAGAAATCGGAATTAAGTTAGATTGGATTAAAGGTGCTAGTAATCAACCAGTTGCTTTAAGACTATCTGCTTACGATACTAAAGCAATACGTAGAGATAGAGAAGGTATCGAACAATATACAACTAAGATGCCATTCTTCAAAGAGTCTATGTATATTGATGAAGAAATGAGACAAGAATTAAATACATTACTTCAAACTAATAACTCAGGATTAATTAATTCAATCGTTGCTAGAATATTCGAAGACCAAATTAAATTAATCGCTGCTGCAAGAATATCTCTAGAAAGAATGAGAATGGAATGTGTAACTAACGGTACTATCACATTAGCAAGTAACGGACAAGCATTCACTTATGATTTCGGTATTCCTGCAGACCAAAAAGCAACTGCTACTGTTTCATGGAGCGATGCTGACGCTGATATCATTAAAGAAATCAACGACATTGTTGAAGGAATGAGAGCAAAAGGTGTTGAAATTACTAGAGCAATTTGTAACTCATCAGTAATTAACGCTATGAAGAAAAATAAATCTATTAAAAATCAAATCTATGTTTTAGCAGGTGGTTCTATCTCAAGTATTTCTGCTGCCAAAGTATTAGAATTTGTAAAACAAGAAACTGGTGTAACATTCTATTCTTACGATAACGTTTATGTTAACGAAGATGGAACTGCTACTAAATATGTTGCTGACAATACTGTTGCATTCTTACCAGACGGAACTTTAGGAGAAACTCATATGGGTACTACTCCAGAAGAGTCTGATTTAGGAACTGGTGCAACTAAAGGTATCGTATCAGTATTACCTGAAGGTATTGCAGTTACAAGTTATGGAACTGAAGACCCAGTTAACGTTGAAATGAAAGTTTCAATGGTTGGTATGCCATCATTCGAAAGAGCAAACGAAGTTTATATCTTAGATACTGAAATAACTTCTGAATAGGAGGTCTTATCTATGATAAAGATAACAAACGGAACTAATACAATGGATGTAACAACAGGTTTATACAATGGTTTATATTCTAAACTAGGGTATAAACCAGTTGGTACAAAACCAGAAAAAATTGTCGAAACTGTAAAGAAAGAGGAAGTAGTTGTAACTCATTCTAACTCAAAACCTAGTAATGGTACTACTTCTGGTAAGAAATAATGATTTATAAGTCAGATGATAAATATTATATATTAGTTTCAAGTGGTAGATTGGTAAGAGTTAATGTTACTCCATCTGGAGACGGCATTGTTCTAGAACCAACTAAAGAAGAAATTCGTTTGTTAAACGATGGCGAGATTGTTAAATATCAACAAATAACTGCTAACGAAATTAAAAAGGAATTAGAAACTCCTAAAAAAGAAGTTATAAAACCTAAAGAAGATTTCGGAAGCAAATTAATAAAACCAAAAAATAAAAACTAGGAGGTGATGCGACAATGAAGACTATAAGTGAATTGTCAGATGAATTAAAAGAACTTCTAATCGCATATGATATAGAAGAAGAAACATTGAAAACTCCTATCTTAGAGTTGGAAATAAAATCAGCAATTGGCGTTATAAATCGTTGTCGCCGTTTTACTCCAACTGAAGAGGCTTTATACGACGAAAAGTATGAAGATAAAATTGTTCCTTTGGCAGTAACCGGTTATTTAAAAGCCGGTGCTGAAGGCGAGACAATTCATAGTGAAAATGGCATTAGTAGACAATATGGAAATGGTGGAAAGTATCCTAAGGAAATGCTTAATGATATTATTCCACTTGCTAAGTTTCAATAATGATACCATTAATTAGAAACAAAAGAAAAATATATGTATGTAATGCCTATTTACAAAATGAATTAAAAAGGTTTAGTGAACCAATAAAACTATATGTAAATTGCCAAACTACTCACGGTAATGCCGATTTGACAAGTTTCGGTATGGAAGCATATCAATACATGCGTATTAAGACAAGTTCACAATATGCTAAGTATTTCCATCTAGGTGATGCAATATATGTAAATGTAGAGCCACCTGAAGAGCACGATGTCTTATGTAAGACTGCTGACTATGAAGTATCTGAAGACCCTATTGTAACTTTCAATCATGTTGAAGTATTACTAAAACGTAGGAGTGGAAGAAGATAATGGCTAATATGCTTGGTAAAATAGAATTCAATATAAAAAAGGGTTCTTTTGAAAAATTAGGTTCGTTAATTGATAATATAACAGATTATGCAGATGAATTTGACGATGACGTTGAATATAATGCTGGTATAGATGCTGCAAATTTTGCCGAAAGGCTTGCGGAAAACTATAGTAGTTATGCACAAACATATACTAGAGATGAAAAATTAAATCCTGATTTACCCGGTTATGAGAGAATTCAAATGACTTCACGAAGAATTTATGGTACGCCAACAATTATTGCAAATCATGGTAAAAATGGTTTTGAGATAATACTTCGTGGTAGAGATATTCAGTATCAAGAGTATGGTACAGGTGATATGGGTGCTGAAGACCCACATCCTGAAAAACCAGCCGATTGGATTTATTCCAGTGGACCTAATGTAATAAGAAATGGCAAATATATCAATGGTGGTTCAAAAAATGACCAAACACCAATGTGGTATAACCACGGTGTCTATAATGGAACTATTGATGAAAATAGGGCAATATGGATGGCACCGTTTGGACCAACATATGGTTTACCATCTGGTAGATTTCTATATGATACATTCGAAGAATACGTACACAGTGATGATATATATGGCTCAGGATATCTTGGTTCGGAAATGTCACAAAGCCCGTATAAATTAAACGCTCGTAACTTTGCCACACGTGCTAAAGCAAAAATAACTAAAGGAGTTAAGTAGGTGATGATATGATAGATGATGAAACACTATTATTTCAATTAGTTAATGACCTTCAAGATTTATTCAATGGTATTGAAGAATATTCAGATACCAAAGTTAAAAAATCTATGGATGGTGACTATGAAATTACTTATCCATTAGTTATAGTACAAGAACTTAGCAATATGGATAATCGTAGGTTCTTTGATGGAAAAGAACATATAGTTGATGTGAGTTACCAAATTGAAGTTCTCGCTGACCAAAGTGAAACAAAGGATGCTGAGACAAATGTCTTGTGTATCGAAAATATAATTAAAAACTATCTTAGAGGAGATAGATACAAAGCGTTACAACGAGTTGGCTCTTCTCCAATAATGCCACAATATTCAACGGCATTAAAGAAAGATAGTAATATAAAAATTGGATTTATGCGTTATAGTGGGCGTATAGATATAGATAACAATATAATATATAGGAGGTATTAGAATGAAATTAAATTTCAAAAGATTTGCAATCAACTTATCTACTGCAGGTATTTATGTTGCATATGCAAAAGAAGCAACTGCTGGTACTAGACCAACAAGTGGCTACACTAGACTAACTGGTGCTAAGTCTACACCAAGTTTCAACCCATCACCAGAAACTCTAGAAACTACAACTCTAGATGAAACTGAATGGAAAACTTATATCGATGGATTAAAAGACATCGGTGGTGCTCTTGAGTTTACATTTAACTTAACTCAAGAATTAGTAGAACAATGGGATACATTAATGACTACTTATAAAGCAGGTATTGCTTCAAATCCAAAATTAAGAACTTGGTTTGAAATTGTAATTCCTGGATTAGAGAAAGCATTATTCTTCCCTGGAAATCCATCAGAAATGGGATTACCTGAAACTTCAGTTTCAAGTGTACTTGAAATCACTAACTATATTACACCAGTTGGTGCTCCAAAGTTTGAAACTAAGATTGAAGTTCCTATTGTAACTTCAGAATAATTGAATAAGGATTGAAAGAAGGATATCAAATGAATACTAAAATCGAATTAAATTACAAAGGTACTGATTATACTTTAGAGTATAATCGTGCTGCTATAAAGGTTCTTGAGGCTAATGGTTTTAAGGCTTCTGAAATATTAGAAAAACCAATGACAAACATTGAATTAATGTTTCAATGTGCGTTTATAAAAAACCATCCAAAAACTAGTGTTGAAACTATGTCAGAAATCTTAAGTGAATGTTCTGATAAAGCACATTTATTAGCAACATTAAAAGTTATGATTGACGAAACATACGACTCACTAATGGAGGAAAAAGACTCGGGAAACGCAACATGGAAGGTAGTAGACTTAAGTCCGAAGAAGACTTCGGAACCAAGTCAAAAGTAGAGTCTGCCTCCCTAACCCAGACTTTTGAAAAATTATGTCCAATATATATGTCTTATGGTATGAGTTACGATGAATTTTGGTATGGTAGTCCATATCGAGCAAAATTCTACCGTGAAGCAAAAGAAATCTCAACCAAAGAAAAGGATACTGAATTTTGGATGCAAGGCGTGTATATATACGATGCCCTATGTAGGGTGTCCCCTATATTACACGCCTTTTCTAAATCTGGAACAAAACCTCTACCTTATGTTGATAAACCTTACTTGTCAGCAAAAGAAGAACAAGAAAAACAAATTAGTAAGGAACAACAATTAGAAAATGAACGTCTGATTGCTCAGTTACATTTTAAAAAGTGGGCTGAGGCAACAGCAAGACATTTCGAAGAGAAGGAGGTGTCAAATGTTTAAATTAAAATATAATAGATTTGCCGACCAAGAGTTGTCAATAAACGTTCAAACAAATCTTAAAACAACCGGTTTCAAAGAAGGAACTAGGGAGATGAAAGAGTTTAAACAAGAAGGTCAGTCAATATCGGATTTAAAACCTAAATTTGATGTTTCTAATATATTAAGCGGGCTTACTAAAAGTATAACTGGTATTGAGCAATTAAAAGCGGTACTTAAATCTGTCGATATCGGCAATGGTATTAGTAAAGTTGCTGATTGGGTTAACAGTCCAAGAATACCGAAACGTAAAAAACTTGGTTCATTCGGTGCAAAAGAGTTATCTTCAAGAGAAAAATTTATCGCTACTAGTAAAGAACAAAACGAGGCTGCTGTTAATGTATTATCTAGTGCTATGCGTGGTAATATTGTTACAGACCCAAAAATGGGACTTGCTAGTGGTTTACTAGATACGTCAGGTATTGAACAAGCAATTAGTAAACATAAAGAATTCTTACAAACTATTCAAACTGGCGTACAAGAAAATCTTCCAAGTTATGTACAACTACTTAAAGAAATAAATGAGGAAATGTCTAAAACGCCTAATGAAAAAAGTACCTCGTTTATGTTACCACCAAGTAACACCGATATAAGCCCAAACACATCATCTCTTATGGGTGGTTTATCAGTTGGTGCTGTTAGTAAATCCGATATTCAAGCAGTTAAAGATTATAAACAAAGTATGGTTGATTTACGAAACGAAATAAATGGTCAGTTAAATCAAACTCTAAAAGATTTATATAATAACGTTGAAAAAGCCGGCGACGGTGCTGAAGATAGTAAAGGTAAGTTCGAAGGACTAAAAAATGTTCTTAGTAAAATACCAACCGGAGTTGATGGTTTAAGTAAAGCATTTAAGAGTTTAGACTTTACTAAGTTAGTTGCACTTGGCTACACAGTAAAACGTGTAACTAGTGCTATATATAGTACGGTTGAAAGTGCTGCTGGTTACGAAGAGTCTTTAAACCTTTATACTATGGCTCTTGGTGAGTATGCTCAACAGGCTGAAAAATGGCGTGACACATTAACTGAAAAATTAATGTTAGACCCAAGTCCGTTCATGCAATATATGGGTGCGTTCTATAACTTCACAAAAGGTATGAATGTAACTAGTGATGCAGCGTACTTAATGTCTAAAAACCTAACTCAGTTAACATACGATATGGCATCATACTTAAATATAAGTAATGAAGCCGCACAAGCAAAAATTCAATCCGCTATGGCTGGTCAATCTAGAGCAGTTGCATCAGTCGGTGTTGCGATGCAAGTAGCATCATTACAAGAATTAGCATATTCTCTAGGTATTGAAAAAACAGTTAAAGATATGACACAAGCCGAAAAAACTTACTTGAGATACATTCAGTTGATGCGAAGTACATCTCAAATGCAAGGTGACTTAGGTAGAACCATGATTACACCTGCAAATGCAATTCGTACTTTGAAAAATCAAATTGAAATGCTTGGTAGGGCAATTGGTCAAGTATTAACGCCATTGATAATGCAAGCGATACCATATATTATGGCGTTTACGAATGTGTTAAAACGTGCCGCTCAAGCATTGGCAAGTTTCTTTGGATATAAATTATCCGATGTCGATTATTCCAGTGCTATATCATTCGAAGGTGCTGAAGAAGGTGTAAACAACTTAAACGCTATTGGAGGTGCAGCCAAAAAGGCTGGTGACTCCGTTAGAAATTCTCTAGCACCATTTGATGAGTTGAACCAAGTTATGTTTGAAAGTTCCGGTTCAGGTAGTGCAGGAGGAGGTGGAGTAGGCGGAAGTTTAGATGACTCTAGTTGGGATGCCTTATTACCATCATACGATATGCTAAAAGATTACACTGGAGAACTTGTAGACAAGGCTAAGGACTTAGAAGGAGTTGTAACTACTATTGCCGCTGCACTTGGTGGACTAATTATAGTTTCTAAAGTTGGCGACTGGTTTAAAAAGGGTGCTGATTTGTTATCGGCATTTGGTGTCGAAGCAGGAGCAATACCTGGAATACTTGGAAAAGTTGCCGGTGCTATAACGGTAGTTGCTAGTGGTATAGCGATTGGAATTGGTTCTTACGATTTACTTGAAAAAGCATTCTATAATATTACGAAAAACGGTGGCGATTTAGAGTCAATGTTGGAAGGAATTGTAACAGCCGGTCTAGTTACCGAGGTTCAACTAGCATTTGTTGGATTATTAGCAGTTATAAATCCGCTTGCCGCTGGAATTGCTGGTATTGCATTTGTTGTTATGGATGCTGCCGCTGCGTTTAACGGTATGATGAATGCTATAAATGATATAGTTGACCAAAACTTATTTGGCGAATTAAGCGTATCTTATAGTGAATGGTATAACTTATTAACATCTGGTAGTGATATGAATGCACTTTCACAATCATTAAATGAATATGACACTACAATTAAAGGTATTGCAAAATCATTTAATGAGTCTTCAAATGAAGTAGAAGTATATGGAATTAAATTACAAGCAACTACTAAATTAACTGAAACCGAGTCCGAAAAAATGAAATTGGCTATGGATAATATGCTTTCTCAAACATCAGCAAGTATTGAAGCAACTACTAGTAAAGATTTACTTGTATGGGAAAAGACATTTAAAGGAATGTCTGGTCTAACCGAAGAAGAACAAAATAAAATACGTGATACTATTATTAATCGTGGTGCCGAGCAACAAACTGAGTTGGATAATGCCCAATCTAAAATAAACGAAATATATGATAATGGTATAAAGACACGTGGTTACTTAACCGATGAAGAATATACTGCATTAGAAGAACAACTTGCTAAAATTCGTGGTTTAGTTGAGCAAAATGTTACTGAAAATCAAGCAACATTGGAATTCTATAAGTCAACATATACAGATAAGAATAAAAAACTTGATGAAAAGTCATATAGTGAATTTAATAAAGCATTAAAAACATATGATAAAGAAAGAAATGATGAGATTTCTAGAACATATGCTGAAGGATTAAATTTATTAAATAAAACTTATTCGGAAGATAAGAGAAATACAAAAGAATACCAAGACGCCAAAAAAGAACTAGATAAAGAACGTGAAACAGCGATGGCAGAACACACTAAAGAAATGAGTGGTTATGTTGGTATAATGTATGGTGACTTTATAAATACTTATAATGATTTATACGATGAAACTGGTGCTATAAACCAAAAGACTAAAGAAAAACTTGCAACAATATTAAACGATATACCGGTTGATAAAGAGGAATTTATTGGAGTAATGAAGACAGCCGGTATTGAAAGTGCTGAAGAATTATACGACAACATTAAATCAACTGCCCAAAGTCCAAGTGCAAATAATGCGATGGAAGCCGCATCAGGTGCCGTTAAAGATTACTTTGCTGGTGGATGGCATGCAAATGTTGGTGCGTTAAGTGGTGATATGTTCATTGATTTAAAGAATGGTTTAGATATTGCAAAAGGTAAAAACGATATTAAACAAGCGTTCTTTAGTATAGGTAACTTCGTACTAACTGCAATCTTCAACGGATTGATGTCATTTGCTGGTTTACCCGGACAATTTGCAAGTAAATTACTTAAAGAAGTTAAGAAAGCCCTAGGTATTAAATCTCCATCTAAGTTATTTATGAAAGCCAAAGTTGGTGATTATGTAACTCAAGGTATTGAATACGGAATGAACCGTGAAATAGATACTGGTATTGGAGAAGTTGCCGACAACTTACTGACAACAATGCAAAACTCATTAGACGAAGGAAATGAGTTAACATTTGGAGATAAACTTCAAGACGGTATATCTGAGATAACTGATGGTTTCAAAGATATGAATGACGAAATTCTTGAGTTCAATAAAAATGCTAACAATATAGCAATCAACTCAACTATTTCCGCAAATAGAAAACTTACTAGCGATTATAGTGATATAATAGGCTTAGTAAGTGGTTCGTATGCTACGAACGGAAATACT